GACAACGAATTTTACGGACTTCCATCAGAAGTGGATGAATTCATTACACCCGAAGGACTAGGAGACTGGATAAAAACATTAAAGTTACCACATAAAGTTAGAGACTATCAGTATAAAGGTATCTACGAAGCACTACGCAACAAGCGTAAACTATTACTATCACCTACAGGTTCTGGTAAGTCACTAATGATATATGCACTGACTAGATTTTGGTCAGCTAAAAAATTACAAACACTTATAGTAGTTCCTACAACATCTCTAGTAGAACAGATGTTCAAAGACTTTCAAGAGTATGGTTGGAACGCAAAGAAGCATTGCCATAAAGTATATGCAGGTACTGATCCTAGATCTGATAAGGATGTGATCATTACTACATGGCAGTCAGTATATAAGTTACCTAAAGATTATTTTGAAAGATTTGGTGCTATAATAGGAGATGAAGCACATTTGTTTAAAGCTAAATCTTTGACAAGTATCATGAATAAACTCTACGACTGTAAATATCGCGTAGGTTTTACAGGTACACTAGATGGCACACAAACAAACCGCCTTGTACTCGAAGGTGTATTTGGTAGTGTAGACAAAGTTACTAAGACAGAAACCCTTATTAAAGAAGGGCACCTTTCTGAATTTGAAATCAAAGTGCTAATACTCAAGCATAATTCTAATGATTTTGACAGCTATCAAGAGGAAATGGATTACATTGTTGAGCATGACGGACGCAATAAATTCATACGTAACCTAGTTTGTGACCTATCTGGTAACACTCTCGTCCTGTTCAACTACGTTGAACGGCATGGTATGCCCCTTTTTGACATGATAAATAATAAAGTAGGAGAAGACAGGTTAGTCTTCCTCGTCCATGGAGGGGTCGATACCGAGGATAGAGAAAAGGCAAGACAGATTGCCGAGACTACACATGACAGTATCATAGTTGCATCGTATGGGACTTTTAGCACTGGTATTAATATTCGGAATTTACATAACGTTGTCTTTGCGTCGCCTTCAAAAAGTAAAATAAGAAATCTACAATCTATTGGTAGAGTGCTTAGGAAGGGAGATCACAAGACCAAGGCGGTCTTGTATGACATCGCTGATGATATATCCAGAGGAGCTAAAAGAAACTATACACTAAATCATCTCGTTGAAAGAGTAAAAATATACAATGAAGAAAACTTTAACTATGAATTCATAGATGTCAGAATCAAATAAAGATAAAAAACCAGAATTTCTCGCGGCTTTAAAACTAGTCTCTGGCGAAGAGATACTTTCTATGGTAACACATGTACAGGATGTGAATGGAGATTATCTTATAGTAGAGAATCCAATACAGGTTGAGGAAATAACTCTTCCAAACAAAGTAGTTGGTGCAAAAGTTTCGCCATGGATGAAATTTTCCAAGGAAGAAGAATTTATTATACCAAAAGATAAAGTGATAACTATAGTAGAGGTAGATACTGAGGTTCAGATCTTTTATGCTATGTCTCTAAGGAAGTTAGGCGGTGACTTTATTACTGGTCAAGGTCGCCTAAGTACCGTAGAGGAAGCTAGAGTTAACTTAGATAAGCTATTTGGTATATAACCATCCCTTGAACTCGCACACTCGTAGTGTACACACTTTACTACCTCTTGTCAAGCCCCCCTTGACATTTGCTTAAAAATTGTATAAAATATAGACAAAGAAACGTTAACATGGCAGTCAGAAAGAGGGTACAGAGTGAGCATTATGTAAACAATAAAGAATTTTTAGAAGCACTTGTTGTTTTTAAAGCACAATGTGCAAAAGCAAAAGAAGCAGGTGAAAAGAGACCACCAATCAGTAATTACATTGGTGAATGTTTTCTAAAGATTGCTACACACCTATCATACAAACCAAATTTTGTCAACTATATGTTCCGTGAGGACATGATATGTGATGGTATCGAGAATTGTGTACAATACATAGAGAACTTTAATCCAGAAAAATCTAAGAACCCTTTTGCGTATTTTACTCAGATTATATACTATGCATTCTTAAGAAGAATACAGAAAGAAAAACGTCAGTTGGAAATAAAGAATAAAATTCTAACCAAGTCTGGATACGATCAAGTATTTCACACAGATGACAAATCAGGTCATTCAGACTATAATACTATTAAGGAAAACGTAGAAATAAAAATTAATAATGCATGACATATCCTGTAACCATCGTAGATGACTTCTTCGATGATCCTGATGAAATTGTTGAGTTAGCTGAAAGTTTAAAATGGTATCCACCTGAGACAGGTAACTGGCCAGGTCTACGTACTAAGCAACTTCACTTAGAAAATGAGAGGTTGTTTAACTATATTGGTGAGAAGATACATCATATATTTCATGATACAATACCTACCTACTGGGAGCTGCAAGCTCATTTTCAAAAGATAAAACCTTTTTCAGATGACCAGTGGGATAAAAGAAACCAAGGATGGGTACATCAAGACATTGACACATGGTTTGGTGGTATAGTATACTTGTCAAAGAACCCTTGTCCTAACTCAGGGACTTCTGCTTTTAAAGTCAAGAAAGGATTTTCTTACCAAACTCAAAACGAAATACAGATGAAAGAAAAACTGTATAGAGGAGAAGAAATTGATATTGACGAATACAATGAAGCATGGGATGCTATGAGAGAACAATACGTTGAGACAATTTCTGTTGAGAATGTATACAACAGATTTGTTTTGTTCAGCGGTAAAACTCATCATGGAGTTAGAACTTTTGGTACTAAACCTAGACTTACACTTAATTTTTTTGGCACAGCAATGACAGGACACCTTCCACCTTTACTACGTACACGATGAAGATAGCAATTATAACTGATCAACACTTTGGTGCAAGGAAGTCCAGTAGAATATTTCATGATTTCTTTAAGAAGTTTTATAGAAATGTATTTTTTCCTACCCTAAAAAAACGTGGCATCAAAACAGTTCTTGACTTGGGAGATACATTTGACAACCGCAGAAACTTAGATATATGGGCAGCACAGTGGGCAACTCATAACTATTTTGATGTGCTAAAAGATATGGGTGTTACAGTCCATTCTCTTGTGGGCAACCATACAGCATACTTTAAAGATACTAATTTAGTTAACACATTAGTCAGTGTAGTTGGAGAGTATGATAACGTAGAAATATATTCTAAAGCAACTGAAGTAGAGATAGGAGGACTACCTATTCTATTTGTACCTTGGATAAACTCAGAGAATCATGATGAAACATATGATCTGATAGCAAAGAGTAAGTGTCCAGTAGCAATGGGACACCTAGAACTCAATGGATTTGAAGCACATAGAGGTTACATCATGGATCATGGTGCTGCCACTTCTCCTTATAGAAAGTTTGATAAGGTATTCTCAGGTCATTATCATCAAAGAAGTACGAGAGAGAACATAACATACCTAGGTAATCCCTACCAAATCTATTGGAATGACTATAATTGTAAGCGTGGTTTCCATATATTTGATACTGAAACCCTACAATTGGAGTTTATACCGAACCCTTATGAGATATATTCTAAGATTTACTATAATGAAGATCAGTTAAATAGTAGTAAGTTTAATTATGCTGACTATACTAGTAATTTTATAAAGATTATTGTAGAAAAGAAGACTGATTCTGACAAATTTGAATTCTTTATTAGTCAATTGTATGCTGCAGGTGTACATGAGATCAAAGTTATAGAGGATCCATCTTTTGAACAAGATCTAAATGAAGAAATTGATATTGAAAAAGAAGACACTCTTACAATACTAGAAAAATATGTTGATGACATAGAGTATTCTGACAAACCTGCACTCAAAAGTATATTAAAATCCCTATACGTGGAAGCACTGGAGTTAGTTTGATGTACATTCTTCAATTACAAGGCAAAGAACAAGAGGGTGCTTACGCTGTTCAAGCATCAAATGGTAAGGTTGTTTACATGTTCCTTGACAAAGACGACGCTTTACGCTATGCTGGACTTCTGGAAGCTGATGACTTCCCAGACATGTCAGTGGTAGAGGTGAATGATCGAGAGATAATTCAAGCTTGTGTTACACACGGTCATGAATATTATGTTGTCACTCCTGACGATATAGTCGTGCCCCCAAGGGATTAATTTTTGTCGAATGATTCTATTTAAAACTGTACGTTGGAAGAACTTTCTTTCAACTGGTAATGCTTTTAGTGAAATACAGTTAGATACAAGTCCTGCTACATTGATAGTTGGAGCAAACGGTGCAGGTAAATCTACATTTCTAGATGCTATCTGTTTCGGTCTGTTCAATAAACCTTTTCGTAAGATAACCAAAGCACAATTAGTG